TATTTAAAGTAATAGTCTTTAAGACTATTTGTGATTTTAGATCAACTTCGATATTCCCAGCTTGTGTAACAGGACCACCGGTGATGGTTAAGTTACTATCAGTGTTTGTTAGACTGACAGAAGTAACAGTACCCCCAGCTATATCAGCAACCCAACTAGTATTACCTTGTCCGTCAGTAGAGAGTATTTGTCCCTTAATTCCAGAACTAGTTGGAAGTGTAAAGTTTATGCTACTACCAAGTCCTACAGGAGAACTTAATGTATAGCCATAACCACTTGTATTATTTAAAGTAACAGTCTTTAAGACTATTTGTGATTTTAGATCAACTTCAATATTCCCAGCTTGTGTAACAGGACCACCAGTGATGGTTAAGTTACTATCAGTGTTTGTTAGACCGACAGAAGTAACAGTACCCCCAGCGATATCATTTACCCAGCTAGTATTGCCCTTTCCGTCAGTAGAGAGTATTTGTCCTGCTGTGCCAGAATTATCCGGTAATGTTAATGTAAGGTTCTGTGCTAAACTAGCTGGAGAGCTTAATGTATAACCATGATTGTTTGTATTATTTAAAGTAATGGTTTTTATAGCTAATTGTGGCTTTAAATTAACCTCAATATCTCCTGCTTCAGTAACAGGACTACCAGTGATGGTTAAGTTACTATCGTTATTGATTAAACCAACTGCTGTAACTGTTCCATCTCCATTACCCGTTCCCAAAGTTATCCACTCTCCATTTTGTCGGGATTCAAGAGTTTTGCTTTCAGTATTGAATATTAACATACCATCTTGCGGACTAACTAAAGCATCTCTTTGAGCAATATTCAGACGAGCATTTAGAAATGCTCCAACAGTTGAATTAATTTCAAGAATAGCAGATGGGGAAGATGAACCAGCACCTAGTTCACCATTAAATACAGAACAGATTATTTCTTCTGCAGGAGATAATTTTTGAGTTTGAAAAGTAATAGGAGTAAATCCGTCCATCATTATAGTAGCAGTATCAATACTCCCAGGTACATCTATATTGCCAAAGTGTAGTATTTTTAAATTGCTAAGTTCATATAACGGAGTATCAGTAAGGATTGAAGCAGCATCTTCTTTTTGTACAACCTTTATTCCACTATCCTGTATTTCTTTTCCACTATCATTGCTAAAAGAAGCAAGATTGCCAGTAGTAGAAGAGTTAGGACCTACTACATCACCTGTACCAGCTCCTTTCGCTACGGATATCCATACTCCTACTCCATTTTTGATTTGATAATATTGAACAAGGTTATTATCACTGTTAAATATCATCGTTCCATTTTTAATGCGATTTGCTGGATCATTAGTATTAATTAAAGCATCCCTCTCGTCTGTTGTCATAATCGGTAGATTAAAACAACTGTTAGAATCCTTATAATTAATCTGTAATCCGCTTAACTGAGTAATTGGTAATGTAGTTCCTTTATCTATTGGCATGATAATATTTAATGATTTGTTTCAACATTTACATCAAACATCAAACTGTACTAACTGTTTTCCAGGCAGTACCATTGTAATATTTTAGAGTATTAGTATCTGTTGCATAATAAGTAAATCCTGCCACCTCATTACCCTTATCGTTTCCCTCAACACTTTCTGCTGTACCTGATGGATACACAAGAGGTGCTCCGTTAGTAAGACCGGATCCCTTAGCAGTTGTATTTACCGAAAATAGATTTTGCCACTGTCCATTAATAAAGATTTGAAAGACATTAGAAGTAATATTAAAAACCATAGTTCCAGGCTTTACTGTATAAAAATTCCCTGTGTTATTTATTTGGTACTTAGTAACATTTTGAAGATTCTTAATTTGTTCTTGAGTAAGATTTGCAACTGTAAAAGTAGCGTTAGGATTATTAGTGCCGGTTGTTTGATCGCTAGTAATAGTAATGCCGCTAAACTGAGTAATATTTGATAAATCTGACATAATTTTTTCTTTTTCTTTTATTATAACACAGATTATTTTCATCTCTGAAAAATCGTATAATTTGAAATTGTTTTAAACAATGCAGATAATATCTAAAACTTAAGCTAATTTGAAAAATTACACTTTTGAATAAAAGCCTGTATTTTTATGGCATCTTGGGCATATTGAAGGTTTGCCTGAGATTGTAAATATGTTATAGCTTCTGGGGTAGGATTATCGAGTTTACTTAATTCTTTATCCTTAAGCAAACGCTGGAATCTATAGTAAAATAAATTATTTGTTGCACCTTTATATAGAGACATGATTTGAAATTGACGCTCTACTGCATCTGTTGCCCCATTTAAGGTTAAATCCGTACAATTGCCAAGTAAACTTAATCCATTATTAGGAGCTACTTTTAAATTATCTGACGATGTACTTACTTCGACATCAGGCATAGAATAACCTGTACCGACTGAAAGAATACAAACTTTAAAATCTCCAGGGAATAACATATTAGAAAATGCATAACCAAGGGCGGTTGGATTATTTTGATATAAACCTCCGTCAATAAAATAGGTAGGGGTATCAGGATTGGAAGGTAATCCTGGAATAGTAGTCGGAGGGAAAAATACCGGTGCCGCAGCTGTAGCAACACCAATATCAACACATTTACAATTTTGTCCGCTAGTAAAACTAGGAATTGAGACATTAGAAAATTGATAATACTGGCTATTTGTAAGATCGCCATAAGGAAAAACAAGATCATCACTTTTGGTTCCTCCTTGAAACCCTACAGCCGTTACTAAAGTATTAGTTTTTAATTGAAACATTTTAGTATCTTTTACAATAGAACTTATCACCTTTCGCAGAGGTCCTGAATCGTAAATATAAGGATCATATAGCGGAGCTGCTAGTACAATCCCTAAAGTAGTAGGTCCTGCAGGACCAAGAGTTGTGATTGGATAAATTGCTGATCTAATAGTAAAAATATCTTCGGCATTATCTTTTAATAATTTAATGAATTTAGTAGGAGATAAACCATATGCATAGGCTATAGCACCTATCCCGCCAATACTTGTTCCACAAATAACATCAAAATAGTCCCATAATTTACTACCATCAATTCCAGCATCACTGCAAAATCTTTCTAAAAATGTAGCACTAAACAATCCTCTAATACCACCACCATCTAAAGATAAAATACGTATTGTTTTCATAGGATAACAACTATTCTACAGGACAAACAACTGTAATATCAACCGTTTTTAAAACGCCTTCTATACACTGTACCATATTAGGTAATTCAAAAGTAATAACTCCTACCACCGGCCCGACAGCACAATTTAAATCTCCATCTCCTTCCATGACTTCGATGCTAGGAACTAAAGTGCCTGGAGAGATTAAAGATATTCTACCATCTATAGACTCAATAGTGATATTCTGCCTAGCCCTTATACTAACCTTATCTGCATCCATATTAATTTCTGTGAAACCATTAATATTAACTTTTTCTGCCTGCATCTTAGCTTCTTCAACAGCCTCAATATTTATCTTTGCTTCTGATTTCAGATTTAATACCGTAGTACTGGTAATACTCGTTTCTGGTGCTCTAGCATTTATTCTTGCTTCAGATGTTAAGTTTATGTCTCGAATTGATTTCAGATTTAATACTTCAGTACCAGTGATAGTTGTTGTCTTAGTTGATCTCAACTCTAATAGCTCAGTAGCACCGATACTTATTGTTTTTCCTGCCCCTCTTAATGCCTCGGCAGTTACTATGCTTATCAGCTCACTTCCGTCTAGATGTAATTCCGTACCAGCTCTAGCATTTATTCTTGCTTCAGATGTTAAGTTTATGTCTCGAATTGATTTCAGATTTAATACTTCAGTACCAGTTATAGTTGTTGTCTTAGTTGATCTCAACTCTAATAGCTCAGTAGCACCGATAATTATTGTTTTTCCTGCCCCTCTTAATGCCTCGGCAGTTGCTATGCTTATCAGCTCACTTCCGTCTAGATGTAATTCCGTACCAGCTCTAGCATTTATTCTTGCTTCAGATGTTAAGTTTATCTCTCCATCTGACAATAGATTTAACAAATCAGTACCCGTTATAGATGTTCTGGTTGCTCTAGCTTTTATCTCTGCCGTTGATAACAGTTCCAATAGCGTAGTACCGGTAATAGATGTTTCTGCTGCTGTAGCTTTTATCTCTGTCTCTGAGTTTAGAGATAACAAATCAGTACCAGTAATATTTATCTCTGGAGCAGTACCCGTTATTTTCCCCTCTGATTTAAAACCTAACAAATCAGTCCCAGTGATAAGTGCATTTTGTCCTCTAACAGACAAGTTCTGATCAGAATCTATAGCTATTGCTTGGACGGCTCTTAACAATATATAATTACCACCGATATTTACTTTTGCTGCTTGAACATTTATTTCCTTTACCGACCTCAAACTTAACAAATCATTTCCGGTAATATTCATTTCTGGTGTTGTAGCTGTTATTCTTGTCTCTGATGTTAGACTTAATGAGGTAGTACCGGTGATAGATGTATATGGTGCTATAGCGCTTACATTTGTATCTGATCTTATTCTAACATCTACATCTGACAATAGATTTAATAATGTAGTACCAGTAATAGTTGTTGTTACTCCTCTAGCTGTTAGTGCGGCGTTAGAACGAATATTTAGCTCTGTATCTGACAATAGATTTAATAGCGTAGTACCAGTGATAGATGTTGTTGCTGCGCTAGCCGTTAGTATTTCTGTCTCAGGAGATCCTATGTGTATCTCTAGAGGCGATAGTAGCCTTAATATTTCAGTACCAGTAATAGTTGTTAGTAGGGATGTAGCTGTTATTGTTCCTTGTGGAGCTTCTATCTTTATATCTAGAGACGATAGCAGATTTAATACTGTAGTAGCAGTAATAGTCGTTGTTACTGCTCTAGCTGTTAGTATTTCTGTCTCAGGAGATCCTATGTGTATCTCTAGAGGCGATAGCAGATTTAATATTTCAGTACCGGTAATACTCGTTTCTGGTGCTCTAATATTTATTACCCCTTCTTCAGCCTCTATTGTTATTAGTTCATCACCTAGAATCTCTATAGTAGCAGCTGATGTTAAAGACAGAGATGTCATAGCACGAATGTTAGTTACATCATTTGATACGATACTTATTAGATTACGAGCATCGATATTTATTATCCCCTGAGAATAAAGTTCTAACAGACGAGGACGAGCTAGAGGTAGAGCACTCCCACTTCCTATGCTTATAATAGGAGAGGAAATTGTAATACCTCCACCACTATACATAGTTATAATTCCAGTAGGCACTACTGTAGATTCAAGAACATTAATTGATATTATAGGAGCATTAATCGACAAAGTTCCGAACGGAGCTGATAGTAAAAGAGCTTCAGATCCTAAAGTTATCGCTGGTGATTCTATCCCCACAAAAGTAGTCGTTAGTAAATCAAACCTATTCGACTTAATTGAAAAATCAACTATATCGCCTATATGTGATGTATTCATTGTATCAAAATGGACAACCCCAGAATCTACTTTAAACTCACTAGTATAAAAGATAGCATCGGCTCTATCATCTTTTCCTACTGTTAAATCATCGTAAATCATGACATGATCAGCGTACAGATAATCAACATAAGCTTTTTTTATTTCAATTTTATTGACATAAATTGTATCAATATAAGCTGTATCAGCTGTTATTGTTGTAGTAATAATATTTTTTGCTTCGATAGCAGTAGCGTAGAGCATATTAACATCAAACATTCCTCCTGTTACATAAGAAGCCAGCACACTTTCAAAATTAGCTTCATCGGCAAATAAATAGTTAATTGGAGCGAGTCCTTCACCTCTATTAGCTAAATCTATAAAAGCTTTTTTTTCTCTGTCAAACCCAGGATTAAAATTGTCGGCCATTAAATATTCTCCAGCAGTTTCAAACGTGCATCAGCACTTATTCCACTGATATCTTCTCCTGCAAAATCAGGTAAATTTGGTACAGCTTCTTCGGTAGTAAAACTTACATTTTCTAGTATTAACGGCGAAGTATTACCACTAACCTCAGGACCTTGAGGTGTCTCTATCCCAAAGGGGCGAGGATTTTGTACGGCTTTCGGATCACCTTTTATTTGCGGTGGCCTATTCTGCTCATTTGGCTCATCAACAAAAGGTCGCCCAACTATTGCTCCTGTCCAGACTAATTGATTCCCTCGCCATTCACGTTGCTTAACTAGATCAGACCTGCTAAAGAAAAACCCTGAATAATCACAAACTCCAACGGGTTCGATTACGTTCTTTTTAACGTATTCTCCAAGTTGAGTATTTACAGGAGTGTTCTTTAAACTAGTTGCCATATACCTCCAGTTTAAGCGGTACTTCCGTTGTATTATTAATCACTGCCGGATTTAAAGTTTCCTGATATCTCATTTTTAAGCCTTCTTCTTTTTCAGGAGCGTATTGTGCTGCTAGCATGCTGGCTAGCCCATATATTAGAGGAGTATAAAAATATGACGGAATATCAATACTTTGCGTGTAATTCTCTAGCGTTTCTATACTACTTTGACCGCTATACATTATTAAATTATACATTGGAGCAGCAGTCTGCCATATATACAAAGACGGAGTCCGCTGGTAGTCAACGTAGTAAATAGTAGGTCTACCGATTTGCGATTTATTTGGATAGGTTAAATATTCATATCTAGATACTTCACTCATGGTAGTATCCTGGCTTATACTATTAAAATAAAGTTCTTCAATATCAAGTGTGTACCCGCCTGTTTCTCTAATTCTATATGCCCTTGCATAAATTGGATCAGGTACATAAAACCATGCAACTATATTAGCCGTATATGAATATGAAGCAGGAAGAGTAAAGACATTAAACCAAGTAACCGTATCTTGTGATGCTTCTAAAACTAAGCTATATGGACGATTAGAAACATAACTTTGAATGCCGATAATGCTGATTTGCTTTGTTACCCCTAAACCGTAATCATAAGAAATATTGCCGTTTTGAACGTCTTGTGTACATCTTGTCAGTGGATTACCATCAAAAGCATAAGCAGCAATTCCTTTACCGTTTCCATCATAAGTATTTGCAGTATTTGATTGCGGTGTTCCATTTAATTGTCTTACGTTGCTTCTTAAGAATACCTGAAATATTTTAGTAATGTTGCTTGGCAAAGGGTAGGATGCTTGCCCTGGAGTTAAAAAAACAGGATTTAACTTTAGTGTCCATAAATTAACGTTAGAGTTAGCCCAATCACTTAAAATAAAATTGATAATATTAAGTGCTGAATTATATTGCTCGGCAGTTACCATGCTAAGAGGCATGCCGATTAACTCATAAGCCTTTCTGATAATCAGCTCTCCTTTTATGTTACTAAAGCTGTAACTTCCACTAGTCGCTGGCATTTCCTACCCCTTTTTACTTGTGGCATCCTCTTACAATTGCAGGAATTGAGCTTTAAGATTCACATCTGGATTAGGATTAATCTTAATTAGCAAATTCTGTGCTAAATCACTAGATTGTATCAGTTGAGAAACAATAGAAGGATTTTCCCACTCAGCAAAAATACCTTTAGTGATTAGATCATCGTATTTCCCGATTCCTATAGTATTTTCCAGCGATAAATATATTGTATAAGTTGCAGAATCTTTATCACTATCTCCTGCTGCTATCATATTTAAAGCATAACTCAATGAAGATACATTTGATTTTGCCGTATTAAGCAGGATAATAGGAAAATACCCAGTAGAAGCTACGCCGACCTTAATATTATCAGCATCAGCAACACTTGGCATTATTGATTGTATTACATCAAAACAATTGTTACTTGAAACTGTTGTGTTATTTGGCCCAGTTAAGGTTTCATTAATAAAAACTCCATTCTGATAGCCATTAATCAAAAATTCAACACCAGATAAATTGCTTGTTGAAGTTAATGTAATTTTCGGTACGATATTAAACTGCTGCGAAAAATTAACAGTACCAGTAGTCTGGTTAGCATAAGATCCATTTAATATTAAAGGAACATTTTTAGTTATAGCTTGAGCTTTAGCTACTCCATCGGTAACTGGAACAGGCCAATTAAACTGATAAAATTGAGACATGATTATACCTTTTCGTTACTTGCGATTTCTAATACTTTTTTATAACTTTGGATTTCTCCTTTAGTCGCACTTAACAACTGTACAACCTTTTCTTTTTCCGATTGTAACTTATTAATCTGCTCATTTGCTTGCGCATAAAGTACAACAAGCTTTTCATGTTGTACTTCTGCTTCGTTTAATAATTTATTTAATTCTTCTTGCATGATATTTTCTCCTAATTTATTGATTTATTTAAGCGGTTGATCCTGTTGCACCAATTACCCCAAGAGGAGTAAACAT